CGATTGCCAGCGCTTCAGTCACATTTTCGAGTTCGCCGGTACTTTCCGTATATCCTTCGTTGACAGCACGGAAACCGACACCGGGCAACATCATCTCGCGATTGAATTTCAGGGCGTTACCTGAAATATCCTCGAAAGGAAGAGTCGCCATAAGATCGGACCCACGAGCAAATAGCTCCATAACGGTTCCCTTGAGAACTTCATCCCTACCCAGTGCAATCTTTGCACTCTCAACCAACGTCAAAGCCATCTTTATACCTCCTTCTTTTTCTTGAGTGTTTTTAATAAAAAATCCCGGAAGAATTTTTATATCCCTCCGGGATTTGTTTCCTGGCCACCGGCCATCAACTATTCAACGATCTCATTTCCACTGGAATGAAATCGTATTTGCCTTTTAAAGAGCCTTACTTTTTATCTCCTTGTTCATGTGCCATTCTCAGGCGCTCATTCGCAGGAAGTTTAGCTAAATCTTCATTTGACATCTTACCCGATCCTTTGTCTCGATTGCCCTGCGAACCACTTCCACCAGAAGATTCAAATAAGAACGGAGCCGTCTCTTGAAGGATCTGACCATACTCGTCCATTGTAAGATGCTGTTTGCCGTCCTTACCATAAAGAATTTTCTCGCCCTCTTTGGGAATAGGCTTCCCATTCTCGTCAAGACTCCAAACCTTACGAGCACGAGCAAGGACATCATCCATTGCCCCTTTACGAACCTTGCCGGCGACCACCCTTGTAATCTCGGAATCGATAAGGACCGATGACAACCGCTCTTTTGTCTTTTTGATTTCCCCGCTGAGATTGTCCTGGGCCTTTTTTAAGGCTTCGATCTGATCCTCATAACTCTTTTTCATCCGCTCGGTTTTTTGCTCGACCAACTTGTCAATATCACCATCTTCGAGCATTTTCTTATCTTCGAGCTTCTGAATCTTTTCTGCGTACTCCTTGTATTTTGCAGGATCAACATCTTTATACTGCTCCTGCAAAGCTTTGAGTTCCTTAAGAAGCTTTACGTTATTCTCACGAAATTCTTCGAGCTTCCTTTTTGCATCAGGATCGGGCTCGGACTCCAGATGGTAATTCCCATCCCCGCCGACCTTGTATTCCGCCTGGATTTCCTTTGAAAATTTTTCCCATTCTTCTTTGGTTACTTTTAGCTTTAACATGATTCCCCCTCCCGGAAGGTTTTATTTGAGAAATGTATAAATTATTTTTGAAGAGAATAAAAGATATTTCTTACAAGGCAGAAATATTAAACTTTAATGATTTCTGTGATAGGGAGGAAGGATCAAATACTCTGGCTAAGTTCTTTTAAAGTCAATGGGCGACCAGAATTATCAACAAGATCGACTGTACCCAATTTATTCTCGGACCATAATTCATATTTGCCTTTGCCCAGAATACTTTTTTGTGTCTGAACAGACTGCGACCTAAGCCAATCATCATAGGTTGCTCCGCCAGAAATCGGTCCATTCATGGCAGATCTCTCCCCATCTGGTATATTGGCATCCATATCTCTAATCAGGCTTTTCTTCAATGGCGATTTCGACCCGATCAGTTCAGAATACGATTTTGTGAAAGGGGCGGTGGTACATCTGCAATTGAAATGCAAGGGTAATTCTGGATATGGAAGGGAATGGTCAATCGGGTTGCCTTCCATATCAAATCTCTTCCCATCATACACAGCACATCTCATGCAAGTAGCTTTATCTAAAGTAACAATAATCTCAATCCCCTCTAAAACATCAGCATTCTCTTTATAGGTCTCCAACCGGACATTATTGGCAACCTGCATGACCGATGTCCTGGCAAGCGCTGTCGCTTCCCTCTTTGTGATACTCATAATGCCGGGGGACAATCTGGTACCACGTATCCTGGATATCAATTCGCCAACAGACTCACCCTTAACCAAACCGATCTGAATTGCATTTGTCCCCGCCGTCATCTGGGCTTGTAATTTTGATTTAACATCGTCTTTTTGTTTATCCCACCAATCGCCAATAACACGACCATTAATCATAGAATTTTCAACGATGCTTTTCATCCCTTCTGGAGTCAAGGTTACTCCAAATATATCTACCCCGATAGATTTATTGAACCCTTCGACTATTTTCTCCGACTGAATTTTCGCCAACCCTGCCAATTCGGCTTTGCTGACCTTCTTAATGTCTTTGAATTTGGAATCGATGATTTGAGAAATTTGATCATTCAGATCGCTCAATCTCTTTGCCTTCCATTTTGTCATAGAAGGCATGGTCGGGTCATTCTTGGCGATGGCAGCAACTATCTCTTGCTGGGCTTCGGTTAACAACCGTTGAATCTGACGGGCCAATCCATAGGAATACCGGTCAAGAGATACTTGGTTTTTTATCGTGGACGAAAAAATCTTATCTGAGATAGCCACGGATTAAAATCCTCCGCCTTCACCGACCGGGAAATTCTCGAAGCTCCTGTCTATCTCTATCCTGATCAGTTTTTTCTCGTCCTCTATTTCTCTATCAGGAGGAAGGACTTCACCGACTTTGAGATTATAAAGCAAGGTGTCCATAGAGATGCCATTTTGCTGCCAAGCCTGGACAAGAGCAACGACTTCCTGAGCGGACAATTTCTGGGAAACGAATTCTTTGTTTAGCTCGGCCTTTGCTTCGGAGGATTCCTTACCCATCCAAAGTTCCATAAAACCAAAGACTTTTTCCATCCCTTCTTCCACATTATTAACTATGATCGATAATGAAGCGGAATCCCCGGTCGATCTGATCTTCCAAGTCTCAGCCGTTTCTGCCGCCTGCTTCTGCTCTTCCAACAAAATCCTTGCACCCATAATCGCCATCTGAGTTTCCAAACGGGCTAAGGCCGTTTCAATAGAAGCCACCCCTTGCCCACTGAACTCAAGATAACCGCAACTTGCCTGCGAGTCATCTGATACCCATGCTTTCTGTCCACCAATTGCCAGTTTTGAACCAGATTTGAATCCTGCGGCCCACGGAGTAGGGATGGCGCAATAATGGAGGGCATGATAATAATCGACTGTAACCTGCCAATGTTTAATATTGAGAAAAATCAGATCCATCAATGGCGGGTTATCTGGGATAGGGCTGTTTGATTTTGTCCCAAAGAATACAAATGGGATATAACCCATTGGCTTCCCCATAATTGAAGGGAATATGGTTTCTCTTAATACCCACTTGACTTTTCTTGCGTCTTCGATTTTCTCATATATATAAACAACAAGCTGGTTATACCCTTCTCCCCCTTCGACTTCAGAAGGAACCGATTCGATCTTTAGCACTCTGACCTGATCAATATTGATTGTACCAAATTCATTCTCAGGATCGATACGGCTTATACTTTCCGACAGACAGAGCATCGTCAAATTGCCGTCCTCATCTTGTCTAAAATTCAATATAGAATCAGCATTATACAACGACAAATAAGGATCTCTTGTAGCTGTGTTTTCTGAATCGTTAGCCGGTGGCATATCGACAAGAATACCGAGATAACCTTTTTCAAGCAGTTTCTGAACAACCAGCCTGATAACTTCACGGAAGGATTCTTTTTGGAGAGTAAGTGTCGTTAGCAGTTTTTTTAGTTGGCTTGATTCCTGGACTACTTTAGGCTCCTTCTTTAAAATGAGTCCAATATAGCCCAGAATTGTCCTTGAGAAAATATTATAGAAAGCACCTCTCCCTTTATATGCCTTATACTCCTCAGGAGTCTGACCCGTCAATTTCGGTAATAATAATGTCCCGGCATCCTTGACCGATAATTCCCCACCAGAAATGGCTTCGACATACATCCAATTCGTTTCTTGCTTTTTATAGCCTTCACTTTTAGTATCGGGTTTTGGTCCTTCTTGAGTAGCCATTTCTTAATCCTCCTAAAAGATACCCGGACTTTCCTCTAAGACAATCGCAACAGTTTCAGCAATACTTTTTCCGGCCAATCTTGCTCTTACAGCGACTTCTGCCGCCTTCAGACTCAATATTATAATATCAAAAAGAATTTTAAAAGATAAATATTCACCACCAACAGTGGAATGACCCGGCCTTGGTTTAATGTCTGGATAAATCCTTAACCCTTTATTCTTATACCCCTCATAATCAAATTCACCAGCAATATTGATAATGCGTACATTGTCGGGGAGGTCGTAATTAAAAATCTTATATTTGTTATAATAATCGGCAAAGATAATCGCATCGTAATTGCGATCTTTGATAATCATATTATCGTATGGCAGTATTACTTCTGAATATAATTTCAAAAGACGGAGTATCCTAAACCCAATTTCCCCGCTCGAAATCAACAAATATTTCTCATGCCACCCTGACAGGCCAGCCTCAAATAGAAGCTTCAAAACCTTCAGGCCGATAGAATCAAGGATGCCATAAGCCTTTTCATCCAAAAAGACAGGTAAGACACCTCTTTTTTCGCAGGCATCAAAATCGACATCCTCTACCCTTCTCTCCGATGGCATCATCATCATAGGGATGACCGCTGTCGGCTTCATCATATCGATCATCTCTTTATTGATTGGCCGGACCTTACCCATATTCATTACGATGTCGCATTGTTCAATATATGTCTCCCCGATCGTCAATCTCGGATAGATCGAAAAAGACGGGAGATATTGATTGATCGATTGAATCCGCTTCACTTCCTCGGAGCCAAGGGCTTTAGAATAGCAATAAATTTCTTTTGCACCTGCCAAAGATATTATCATCGGGACATAGGAATGTTCCCCGTCCGCCCATTCGGTAAAAACATTAAGGCCAGTTAAATCAAGACTCACTTCCTTAATCCTCCGTTCTGCATAAGCTTTCCTCTCGGCAATTTTACTAATCATTTTTCAGCACCTCAAATTAGAATAAGTTTTATTCATATCTGCCCATGCCTGTTCTGGTGTCATATTTGGGAATACAGAACCCAGATAAAACGGGTTGGCTTCCATATACCA